CTAAAATGAGGTCCAAAGGAAATAAATTGCCTCTTTTGCCAGTTTTGTATATCAGAGGGTCTTTCTGCCATATCTTATGTTCTCGTAATAGTTATTTATCTTAACTAATACAATCAATTACTTGTTTAACTTCACCCTGATAAGTTGGTCTAGGTTTTAATGATGGTTTTAGTATAGCACCAGATCCAGTTTCTGTTTTTATAATAATTTTAGGCAATTTCACAACATCTTTTACATTATATTGTTCAGCATCAGGTGGAACCAAATTAACTATTCTTCCAGAATTATCAACATATGCTTTATAATCATTATCATCTTCATCCTTAAATGTATCTGTCGAAGTATATCCAATACCTGGATTCACAATAACTACATGATCTACAACATAAGGTGGTTTAGAATCTAATTCTGGTTCTGGAACAGGATAATTTTCACCTTGACTAACAATATAAACGTCGGTAACTTGTCCAAAAGTAGGAGACTCTTCATCTTCATCTATCTCAGCCCTAGCCATCGCACCATATCCTTGCTTACAATCATCAGTAATTTCAATAAATGGTGGTGATTTATATCCAGTTCCACCACTTAATAGATCTATTCCAATAATACTACCAGTTGATCCAGCTTCATCATTAACAATTGATCCAAAAATACCTTTAGCTATAGCTCCAATACCACCACCACCAAATATCTCAACCTTGAATCCACCACATTTAGTAGGAGGTCCAGAATAACATTTACCAAGAGGACTACTATTACCAGGAATATTAACACTTGGATTTAAGAAATCAAATATACCTAAAGAACCAGTTGCTATAGTTAAATCTTGTATAGCACCTTCACCCATAACACGCATTCCATCAGCAATATTAGCAAGTTCTAAAATTTTATCAACACCAATATCAATAGCATTCTTAGGTCCTTTACCAATAACCCATTCCTTTATACCAAAATCATATTCTTGCTTATTATTACATTTAAACACATTACTAAGATTCATCAACTTCTTAGCACCAGATTTTAAAAATCCAGAAATATCAAATCCACCTAATATTTTAGAAAGTCCACCCAATGGACCTGCTAAACCTTTTGTCAAACCACCAATGATATCATTAAATATACCACCAATAAATTGTTGAGCAACACATTTAGCAAAATTAGTTACATTCTGAGCAATTTGTCCCAATAATCCTTTAATCTTATCACCCAATGATCCAAGAATTTTCTGACCAACACATGGGATAGCACCTTCTAAAGCTTTAACTGGATTTACCATAGCTCCTTGAGCAGCAGCACCAGCTAATTTAGCAGCATTCGTACTGCTTGTAGCTGCCATAACCGTTGAATAAACACCTTTATATAAATTATCCAAACCACCAGTTAAAGCACCAGTTAATCCATTATCTATTAAGTTTTTAGTCATAAGACCATTTAACTTAGTAGCACCAGACATCATCTCAGATGTTGCACTATTAATTCTACTTTTAAGAGCACTACCAGTTAATCCACCTGCCTTTATATCACTCATCATATTTTCCATTTCATTGGAAATTTCATTTAAAACACCATCTTCTGGTCCACCAGCAAGTGAAATAGTCTGACCTAATTTACTTGAAGCACCTTTTACTTCCCTCTTTAAAGTAGTTTCTAGTTTTTTAACAACATCAGCTGGAAGTAATCTAGGAGATTCATTAGTGGAAGCATTCATCTCATTAGTTTCAGTTCCCACAAACATAGCATTAGCCTTTTCAATCTTACTAGTAAATCCAGTATATGGTTGAAATGGTCCAGCATATTCTTTAGCTGGAGCATACCCCGTATTTCCAAGAATACCAAATATTACAGGAAGTTGAGCATCTTCACCATCCATGAAAAATCCCATAACATTATCACCTGGTGATAATTTAACACTAGTTGCTCTACCACCTTTACCTGATCCAGCAGTTGATGGTAATAATATCTGTGCCCAAGGAAGATCCTCATCTGGAAGTTCTTGTAAACTTTGAGGATGATACCCCATAATACGAACTTTTATTCTATTTCCCCAACCAGCACCATTAATCTGCTCACCTTGAGCCTTCTCTGGTGCTACCTGACCTACCCACCAAAGTAAGCCATCTCTTCCTACAAAATTACTTTTTAATAAACTTTCTTCGATCATTTTTCTTGGGGTCCAAACGTATCTCTAATTAACTCTAATGATGTATAAGAATTTTTAGTATCAAAATGATGGCATAATGCCTTAATCATATATAGACCACTCTGTTGGTCATCTACATCTTTTCTCTCTTCTCTATCAATTCTAGGAACTTCTACTTTAATAACATCACCAGCTTTCAAATTTGTATTTGAAGGTATCATCATATTAACAACTTGTGTATTAATAAGATTATATCTCATCATAGTTTGAGACTGAACCTTAGCTGGATCAGCATTCATTGCGGTAGATATACCAACATCCAAAGTTCCCATATCTAATATAGCAGTTATACTTCTACTTGGAGAAGACTTCAATTCCTCTGGAATTTCAGGTTTTTCACCTAAAGCAGTAAAGTTTCCAGCATAATCCTCATATTTAAACAACCCCTTATCATATGGAGTATATTCAAAAGTAAGAGGATTCATAAACATACGATGACTACAAAAAGCACCTCTTCTTAATTTACCTATTAAATCTTGATTCCTGTCAGTAGAATACTGTAGAATATTAAAATCAGTATTTCTTTTAACACTTTTCACAACTTCAGTAAAAAAATATTCATATTCAGATGGTTCTTGTGTAACCAAAGAATCAATTGATTTAAAATTAAACCCATCCTGTGTTTCAAAAAATACAAATCCTGCTGTAGAATCTTCATCATTCTTAGCATCTCCAGGAACAGATTTAGATGCTAACCAGGTTAATATAGTAAATGGTTTCCTCATATTACCAATAAAACCATACTTATTCTGTGTTTTATCAATGTTTAATTCTTTATTGGTTTTTAAATAATCAGTAAAAATCTTTTCTACTGAATCTGATATAGGAGAAGAAGCAAACTTTCTACCAATTCTAGAAGTTTCATTTGTAATATTCTCTTTAGAACAAAGATTTAATACAAAAGTTTCTTTTGCTGTTTGACTTGCTACATTAGTAATACTCTCTACATGAAGATATCTTTCTGGATCATCTGAAAAATCTAATCCAGGATTTGTTTCTGTATTACCACCTATCTTAAAAGATAATGTTTCTCCACCTCTTAAAGGTAATCCATTATAAATTGATCTAAGTGAACCATCTGGTAATTTAAGAGAATCACCACCAGATTGTACTAATGCTTTAGCAGTTATTACAGGTGAAAATATATTTTCATAATATTGAAAAAGAACAACCTTTTCTTTAAGATCGGCAGTAATTTCACCGTCTACTGACCTTAATAGAAAATCTTCATATACTGATGGACCTTTTGCTGACATTATAAGTACGCTGTTGTAAGAGCCTCTACGGCTAAGAAATATTTATTTACTCCACTAGAACTAGTCTCCATATTTTTCTTCACAGGAGCTGATGATCGTTGTTGATTACCAGACTTAGTACTAGGAGGGATAGAAGGGATGAATATAGTTTGTGGTAATCTATTAGTTTTAATCTTTTCATCTATAATTTTCTTAGATTCATTAGCAATATTTTTTAATTCAGGTATTACTGTTTTCTCTGCTTCCTTAAGAATTTGAAATACTTCAGTAACTTTACTTTCAATCTTTGGAAGTTCTTTATTAAGAGAGTCTTTTAATTTAGTTACAGTTTGTTTAAATAATTCCTCAGCCTCACCCTCAGTAACAAATCCCTTCTCCTTTTGTACCTGTCTAAGAAGAGTACGATATAATTGATTTGCTGCTTTCTTCTTAGTAATATTAGTCTGTTCTGTATTAGCAATGATTCTTTCTATAAACTCAACACCATAAGTTTTAACACTTTCAGCAGGAATAACTGCTTCATCTTTATGAAGATTATATAATCCATCCTTCTTAACCTTTGATGTTCCTTCCTTAAATCCCTCTACATTAAATCCACTCTGATTAAGTGCTTTCTCTTGCTGTTGTTTTTCTGTTTCAGTTAATTCTTCACCATCCAATCCTCTTGTATCAGGACCAGTATCATTTTTCTTTAAATCTTCCTCTTTTGGTGTGGTTTTAGTTCCTTCAACATCTTGTTTTTTCTCATCTTCTTTATCATCCTCTTTCTTATCATCTTCTTTCTTATCATCTTCTTTATCATCCTCTTTCTTATCATCTTCTTTATCATCTTCATCCTTCTCCATTCCCATATCACCTTCAAACTTACTAAGCATTTTCTCTGCTTCTGTCATACCCATAGCATCATAATCAGTCATCTTATAAGCTTCATCCTCAAGATCTTGTCCTAACTTAGTAAATCCTATAGTAATATCACTAAATAAACTCTTTATTTTTTGCTGTTCATCTAAGAAAAATATACCACGTATTTTATCAGATAACTCTTTAACTGCTCCAAAAATTTTACTAAAAAATCCAAATACACCGTCAAGAAACCCCTTAAAAATACCAACAGCATCTTTAATCCATCCAATTACTCTACCAATTTGTTTTATAATTCCAGGTAAAGTATTAATTGCCCAACCAATTAGAAGTATACCAAGAAAATCTAAAATCCTACCAAGAAATCCTTTTGTGCTTCTGAATATATTTTTGTTTAAGAAACTAGCAGGTCCTCTTGTACCAGATGCTTCAACAACATCCTCTCTATCTTTCCTTCTAATATTTTGTAATCTTCTATTAAAGAATTCATTATCTCTACGTATTAATTCTTTCTTTGCTCTATTATCTTTATTAGTTGTCTGTCCAAGTTGATTTGCTGAACTAAATGCAAGTGATAATGATTTAGAAATATTTCCTAATGACTCACCAATCTTACGTATACTTGACGTATTTTTAGATAAAAATCTTACTGTCTTCTGTTCTGCCATGTCTCTAACTCATCGCAGGTGAAATATTAAACATCTTATAAGCAAAATAGACATGAACATTTGTAGAATCTACAGGATCAATATTTGGAAACCCCGTTGCACTTCCTCCTTTAAGACCCCCTTGCTGCTGTTCTTCACCACCACTAGATCCAGGAAAAGGTAAGAACACTGGAGGTAATTCTTCCAATTGACCAAGGGATGAAACATCTATATCCTTCTTAGAGTTTATAGTCTTAATATCCTTTATTCCACCTGTTGTTGATATTCTTTGTTCTAATTCACCTATCCTTTCTCCATACTTATTATTATAATCATCCAATGCCTTTTCAAATTCTTCTGTTCCAGATTTACCTTCAACAAATTCAGTTCTCTCAGGTTTCTGAAGTTTAATTTCATTAAGTAGATCTTGATCAGTTATAGGAGAGAACATACTAGGCATGACACTACCATCAGTAGGAACTCCACTCTGATTAGTTTGTTGCTGTTTTTGAGCAGGATCAAATTGCTTATATCCTTGAGAAAAAGCAAAGCTATTAATCATAAATGCTAAAGCTTTAGATCTCCAATCACCAGCAGCTAAACCTTTAGTAAGTATAGATGAAACAGTAAGAAACCCAAGACCACCAGCATTAGCTTGTAAACTTTCATCTAACGGTTTATTAGATAATGCATCAATACCAAGACTAAGACCAGTAGCCCCAGTAGCTCCTAAAACAAGGTTTGTTGTTGATGGTTTTCCAATAGAAGTACTACCAAATCTACCAAGGAAAGGAACACCTCTAAATGGATTTTTTAATCCCCTTAAAAATGCAATTGATGCCCTTGTGAGCATATTACCCAGAGCTCTTATAGGTCCAGTAAATACTCCAGTCCTTCCAAATCTTCCTATCCTAAGACCTATTACACCTAATGTTAAAAGAAGACCTTTAAACGCTAATTTAAATGATAGTAAAATAGCACCTAATAAAGCTAATGATCCTATAACATCCCGTGCTAATTTAGCTAATGCTGCTGTATTACCCGATGATAAAAATCTAAAAGCTTTTATTACCTTATCACCTATCCATCCAGATAATAATATAGTAAAGAAATTTGCTAATTTACCTAATGAAAACTGTGCTTTTTTACCCAAAGATCTAATTGGAGATATCAAAGCATTTTGCATTGCTTTTTCAATTATACCTTCCTTCCCTTCTCTTCTTCCCTGTAATATTGATTTTCTTTCTCTAGTTGCCTCTGCTGCTTCTCTATCGGCATCCAATTTAGATTGAACTGCTAAATTGGATTTAATAATACCTAAAGATAGTGTTAATTGATTAACCTGTGCTGATACATTGCTTAATGTCTGAGATACAGTATTTAAAGATAAACTATTCTGAGCTATTATATTATCAGATATAGTATCTCTTTGTGGAGCTACAGGTCTTCCAGTAAAGATACTAGAAGAAACATTTGTTCTAATACCTCTAATTGATCCTGCTATTGGTGATTGGATGGGTTCAGCCATTCGATGCTTGTTGTGCCTTTAGATTTTCTTCTTCAATATACTGCTGTAAAAGAGTTAAATAAATTTCTCTTTCCCAAGGTATCATATTTTCTAGCTCTGTTAAGCTATATTTATGGTGCTGCATGAGAGCAAAGTTAATTTTATAGTATGACGCAAGATCTTCATGCGACATACTTACCCGAAAAAACTCTGTAATCCCTCCAAAACAATTTCACTTTCAACATCCGTATTTGGATTTTTTACCTTAACTTTATGTGAAAGTTTTGGCATAGTATCAAAGAATTTTTCAACATCTTTAAATTGCTTAGAGTTTAAACTCCCAACAAAGTCAGATAACTCTTTCTTAGTACAATCAGATCCTGCCCAAGATTCCTCTTCAGAATATACTTGATCTACGCAAGAAGCAATTAAATCAAAAGTATCATCAATAGCTAAATCTCCACCAGAACTCAAATTTGTTTTAACAAATTCATTTAATGAAGGATACTTCATTCTCATTGTATAAGTATCATCTAATTTAATATCTTGAGAATGTTCTTTATCAATATGAACTTTAATCTCGTCAAGATGTATTACAGTAGGAACTTGGGTCTTCTCATCATCAGGACAAGTAACCATAATCTCAATATCTTCACCAACAGATTTTCCACGTATATTGAGGAAAATATATTCAATATCAAATGTAGATAATTTCTCTACTCTTATACCCTTTGAAAGTATACAAGATCCTATAACATCTTTAACAGCATTTGCTATTGCTTTTGGATCTTCACCTTCCATCGCAAGAATTAAAACCTTTTCTTCTTTTACTAAAAAAGGTCTATATTTTATTTTCTTTTTAGATGAAGGTATAACCAACTCATAAGTAGGTGTTGAAATCTGTGGTAAAGGCATAATATGCTCAATTCAGTAAAATTATTTAGACCAGTTTTTTAATTATTTTCAGAAGCAAATTGTTGTCCACTATTAGCACTATCAACACCAGTAGTGGCAGTATTATTTGTTGTAGATGCTTGAACTTGAGCTGGCCAACCAAACTGAACGCCATTACCTTCACGTAAAGGATTTAAAACATCTTTCATATTTGTATAAGGTTTAAAATTATACATATTAGATTCATCCATACCCCAATTCAAATCTCTACCTTGTGTCTGAGATAATGATGTTGTTTGACCAGAAATATATCTATCATAATGGAAAGAACAAGTTGCCTTCAATACATTTGAATTTTGATATTGAACTCTTGTAGAATTTAATGCTAGTGGAAATAATCCAATAAATTTATACTCTAAAAACTGTCTATGATTCTTTTCAAACTTTATAATTCTAGTTTCATTTGACTTATAATAATCAGGATACCTCATTCTAAAGTGATAAGCATTCTCTTGAGGTTGTTGACCACTAGATCCACTAATATACTCCATCCAATGCTCTAAAAATCTAAGAGCCTTATACCTATTATCAACATAAAATTCTAAATCAATTTGAGTAAATTGTCTGGTATGTGCCATCTTTTCAATAACACCCTGATACTCTCCTCTAACATCAATAGTAGCAAAAGAACTTCCTGGTATAGAAGCACCACTACACAACAAACCAATATCCGATAAATCAAATCTATCATCAACACCTTTAGCCCTTAGATGAGTAGTTAAAGGATACGCACCAATATTAGGTACAGAAAATCTAACCAAGTAATTGGATGTCTGTGCGACATTTTGAAAAGTCGGTAATATCTGTGATATTTTCTTTGGAAATGGAGCTGGCACTCTAAATAGTTTTATTATATCATATCTATTTAGATGGCTTATAAAGGAAAATATCGACCATCTCATCCACAAAAATATAAAGGTGATCCTACAAATGTAACTTTCAGATCATTATGGGAACACAAATTCATGAGTTGGTGTGATAAAAATGCTAATGTTTTAGAATGGTCAAGCGAAGAAATTATTATACCATATCGTGGTCCTGATGGAAAACCACACCGATATTTTCCAGATTTTTATATGAAACAAAAACAACTTGACGGAAAAGTTAAAAAATATCTTATTGAAGTAAAACCACTAAAACAATGCAGTCCACCTAAAAAACCAAAACGTCAAACTAAAGGTTATATCCGTGAAGCATTCGAGTATGCTAGAAATCAAGCAAAATGGAAAGAAGCAAGAGAATGGTGTGCTGATAGACAATGGGAATTTAAAGTCATCACAGAAAAAGAATTAGGTATAAGTTATGGCAAGAAGAGCTAAAAGAAGAACTGGTGGTGATTCTTATGAAGAAG